TTATGCTATCATTAAGAAGGTCCTCAAAGATCACTCCATCCTCTTTGAGGACCTGACTCCAAAAGAAAATCCAGGAGTCAAAGACCGAATCAATACGATGAACTCGCTCATGCGAGCAGCTGATGGAACAGTTAATTTTACCTATAATCCAATCAAATGTAAGTACTTGAAAAGAGACTTTGAACGTGTCAAATGGAAACAAGGTGCGGACGGGGCATTTTTGGACAAATCAGACCCTCTTGCGACTCATGCGAGCGATGCTGCTGGATATCCTGCATGCTATTATTCAGACACGTTCCGTGAGCGACCGGGGAAGATGAGGGTGTTATTGAGGTGAAATCTAAAAAATGAGTGATAAAACTTTTGTATCTAAATTAGATGAGTGGGCAAGGAATGAAGGATTGAGCTACAGCGTAGTTTATTCAGAAGTCGAGAATAATTATGAAGTTAAAATAATATCCGCTTCTCCGAAAGAATGTGTCTACATAAAAAGGACATACGATTTTGAACAATTCATAGAAGTTTGGAAAAGGAATCTGCCCATTAAATAAAAAATGAACACTGAGGGTGTTGTTGAAATGAAATCTAATTCAATAGAGGCTAATATTTTTGTTCAACATCTAGTTTTCATTATTTTCTTTTTTTTACCGGTGGGTATTTGGTGTCTCTTTAAGGATTTTAGAAAATGAGCACTGTATCTCTGATGTTGTTGACATGGAACCGAGCCAGCGTTTTAGAAAAGGCAATGAAGCATAGCCTCAACAATGCTGGGCATAAATGGGATGAATTGATTTGGGTAGATAATGGGAGTGAACAACTTGTAGAGATGGTCCACATAATGGCTCCTTATGAACCTACAGCAAGTTGTTTCTTCAAAAAAAATACCGGGATGCAACGAGGATACAATACAGGGATGTCTCTCTGCCGATCGAAGTGGATGATCCTGTTAGGGTGCGATTGCCTTTATCCCGATAATTGGCTCAAGACGTTCATGACTTATGTCGAGACTATTCCTAATACAGGAATGGCATCAATGTATTCAGTTCCTATTGAAGGAGTTCAAGAGCGATACCGTAAATCTAGAGAGATAGAAATTGTCAATGGATTGCCGATCTTAAGAGCAATGCCGATGGAAACTCCATGCTTTAGACGAGATCTATTCGCAAAGGTGGGATACTGGCGCGAAGACTTTGGGATGTATGGTTGGGGAGATGTCGAATGGACTCTAAGATGCGAGAGAGTTTTGACTGAGTTAGGGCTTCAGTACTACGTCATTCCGAATCAGATCTATCAGCACTTAGGGTCTGAAGGTGCAACTGAATTTAAACCTGACAATGGCGACACGCGTGAGTACTGGGAATGGAAAAAACAGGAATCCAATCGGCCTGAGAATCACGATATCATGGAGAAATGTAGACAAGAGAATTATCCTTTCTATTCACCTTTTTGAGGGAATATATGAGCAAGTACTTCACTTGTTATCTATGTAAAAAGACGTACAAAAAAGATTGTTCGGATGAGGAGGCGATGGAAGATTTTAGGAATAACTTCCCAGATTGTCCAGAAGAACTATCTAAACCAGTGTGTGGTTGGTGTTTTGAGGATAATGAACGTTCTCGTGAACAAAGAAAGAATCCCCACTAATGAACCGATTTGATCTTTCAAAGAAGTACGGACCTAAAGGATTTGGACTTGAGATTGCTGGCCTCCATAACCCATGGCCAGTTTTAGATCCATTCACAAAAGTCTTGCAAGTCGACTTATTTGACCATGCTACTTTGAGAAAACAATATCCCGAGATGTGTCATAAGCCGTTCGTAGATGTCCATGTCTTAGATGACGGGAACTATCTGAAAACGATTGCCGATGAATCGATGGATTTCCTTTTCTCTTCTCATGTGCTTGAGCATCTTCAAAATCCGATTGAAGGAATCAAGAATTGGCTCAGGGTTTTAAAAAAAGGAAGATATGCCTATCTTGCTGTTCCTCTTCGAGATCAAACATTTGATCGAAACAGAGTGAACACTTCTCTCGATCATGTCATCGAAGAGTACAAAAATCCTTATCAACTCCATTTAGGCGAACATTACCGCGAGTATTTTAGGGATGTAGATAGGTTACGTGGAGTTGAACTCGACGACCGTGTCTATCAGTCACTGATGGATAAACCCCACATTCATTTTCATTGTTGGGATTTTATTGCGCTTGAAGAATTTTTCTTTGAAAGTCAAATTATTCTTAATGGATTTAATATCTTAGAATTCATTCCGGCTGGCCACGAAGCCTTGATTGTTCTCCAGAAATTTGCATAAAACCTGACTTTTCCTTACTCTGGGATGCGTGACCACGATCATCTCGAAAGATATCCAGTCGCTGATCCAAGCGGATAAAATCAATGATAGTTATACCGTCAAAAGAAAGCTTCTTTGGGGTCCGGACGGCACTGGGAATGATATCCAAGAATCCACTCCACTTCCTGTGGGTTTGATGGGTCCGTTTGTTCCCCCGGTGCATGCTGATTCATTGACGGCCAGCTATCCCGATACGGTGACAGAAGTATACCAATATTATCAGGCTACAACCTTATTATCGACAATTACTGTCGTTTATTCAGATTCAACCAAGTCTCAACTTGTGAGTGTAACTAAAACGTGAGCTTCAAATATAACCCTTTTACCGGAACTTTGGATTTGGTGGGCTCTTCAGGTGGAGGGGGAACTACTACCTATTCCTATCAAGTCACTGTGGATTTTGGGTTCCCTTCTGGGAATGAGGGAGATCTGGCGAGCACTACGGTAAGCGCATCTTGGGTACAGAGTAATTCTGTAATTGTGTGTAATGCATTCTCTGGAGCAACTCCTGATCATGATCCAAGTGATGTTGTCGTTGAAGATATTCAAGCTTATGCAACCAATATCATTCCTGGTGTGAGCTTTGATGTAATTGCGCTCGCTCCGCAAAATAGTTGGGGAAGATATTTAATCAATATATTAGGGATGTAATATGTCAATTATAATTAAAAGCGGAAATACAGGGGATTTAGCAACGGTTAAAAGTGGGAATACGGCTCCTCAAGCGAGTGATCCAGCCTTCGTGGTGGCAATATCTCCGAATAGCCCAACTCAGCCTGTATCAGGTACGGTGACTGCTAATCAAGGAACTCCAAATTCAGCGGCGAATAGTTGGCCAGTTGAGATGACTGATGGAACGAATGTTTTAGGAACTCCTTCGCATCCTGTAAGGACAGACCCTACAGGAACTACAACTCAGCCCATCTCAGCTGCGGCGCTTCCTCTTCCAAGCGGCGCGTCCACCTCCTCGCTTCAGACTACTGGAAATACCTCGCTCTCGAGTATCGATACTAAAACCCCTGCTCTCGTTTCTGGACGAGTCCCCGTAGATGGATCAGGGGTAACTCAACCCGTGAGTGCGGCCTCTCTTCCATTACCTACGGGCGCATCTACTTCTTCTAATCAAACGAACGGGAATCAACAAACTCAGATTGTTCAGGGAGGTAATAGTGCTGCTGTTAAAGCTGCTAGCACGGCTGCACAAGCCTCAGATCCTTCTTTTGTGGTTGGATTATCTCCCAACAGTCCAGTACCTTCTGGAACCAATACCATTGGAGCAGTGAGTATTGCCGATGCGGTTTCAGGGACTAAGGCTTCTGTTACCCCAACGGGTCTGAATGTATCAGTTCCTGCGACAATGGTTTTTAGTGATCCTCTGAATGGAACCGTCATAGACACCACGAATCGTTGGAATGCTCCTGTACTTGCAGGTTCAGGTACGGTGACTCAAAACGGAACCTCCGGACTCATTTTCACGGTAAGTACCACTGCGAATAATGCGGCTCAAATCAGTTCTCAACCCACGTTTGATACTTCCGCATTAACTGGGCAATATACTTTTGCTATCGGGGTTCAATTAGAAGCAACTCCCATTGCAACAGGGAATCATCGATTTTGGGGGTTCGCTACCCAAGGAACTTCTTATAGTACGACCAATCCCATTAAGGATGGTGTCGGATTTGAAGTAACCACGGGAGGCGTTTTAAGAGCAGTCATTTACGGTTCTGATGTTCTTACTTTTTCGCAAAATTTGACAATTCCAACCGATGGATTACAGCACGCGTATATTGTCCTGATACTCGGGCAAGCTATTATTTGGTATGTAGATAATTTCTCTATTCCCGTTGCTGTGAGCGGTCTTTTAACTCCAAATAATACGCTTTTGCCAGTTCGAATCCATTCTTTAAACGGCGGCTCTACCACTTCAACAACTCCTACTTTAAATACATTCGCTATTGCTTTATTAGACCAAACTCGAAATGCAACCCAACTCGCAGATGGAGTTTCTCCTTGGAAGAGGATGAGCATCAGTGCTAAAGGAGTTCAAGGGACTAATGCGGCCAGTGTTCAAGATTATAAAGATTCAGGCCGAGTTTATAAAACATTTTACATCGATGCGATTGCGGGTGTTACCTCGGAAGCCTTAGTGACCATGAACATCAATAGTGCGGGAACTGTAACTACTGGAACCTCCTATACGGTCACATCTGGAAAGACTCTCAGGCTCACCTCTTTTACTGCGACTAGTAAATCCTCAACTACTACTGCAGTCAATGGAAGAGTAAGAGTAAGATCAGCAGCGTCCGTTTCAGCTTCTTCTGGGATTGTGATTAATGCGGATATTCCTTCGACTCCTGGAACTGCTGCTGCTGGAACCGGACAAAGTGTGACTATAGACATCCCCGATGGGATCGAAATAGCTGGGGGTCAACAAATAGGCATATCCCAAGTTTTGAGTAGTACATCGAGTACTGTATCCTGTATGTTAATTGGATTTGAATACTAAAAGGGGGAAATATGACAGATGCATTTGATATTTATAATCAGACTGGTTTAGGTATTGTGATCGGGAGCTACACGGTTCCAGCCAATAGTTTTGTGTCGATTTTGGCCGCAGATGCAGTGACAGTGACTCAAAATCTTTTTTTCTATGTCAATCTTATGCAATCCAATATAGGAATAGCTTCTTACGGCACTGATCTCGGTTCGGGTCCTAATTCATTGGCTGATATTGTGTCTCGACAAGTTGCCAGTGGATTTTTGAAATATTAATTATTTATGCATCAAACGCTTCACGATTCCACAAAATACAAGAAGTTTACTCAAGATCGGAATCAAGCGCTTGAAAAGATCCTGATTCACACTCAGACTGATATTTCGAGAATGCTTTTTGAGGCACTCGATAAGGTAACTGGTTTTGTGTCTCATATGGCAATCCAAGATCAGATGAGTGTGAATCACTTGGCTTATCTTTCTAGACAGATCAATCAATATTTGGATTACCAATTTCACTCTTTGATTCCTGAATTAGAGCGGAGATTGATCAGAATGAGGAAAGCTTCCTATATCCTCACCTACATATCCGAACTAGAAGCGGTCGCTAGGGCGACCCAAAAAACGAAGAGCATGACCTCGATGGATTTTAAACAAAAGATCCGTCAACAAATGTCTACTCCTACTTTAAGCGGCCAAAGCCTCGATAAACGAATTTGGTTAGCCTTAGAAAATCTCAAGCATCGCATTGTAAAATCATTTAAGTCGGCTATCGTCAGAGAACTCTCACCCAAGGAGATCGTGGACGCGGTGAAGAGTTCATACCCGAAGATTCTTGCATATAAGGCACCGCCTCGTGCTTTGAAGAAAGTCATAGAGTCCGACCGGAAAAAGGATGATCCTGAAGAAGATCGGGAATTCGATTTCTATGCCGGTTTAACGAACGATAGCGACTGGGACTTAGCCGTCCAGGCTTACAAGGATACCGAGCTCCCACCGTCCAGGTTCGATCAGGAGGCGGCAACCTATGATCAGGAGGCCGGATATTTTCGGTATGACTGGGAGCTCGAACAGGAGATGACTGATGATTTTGTTCAACAAGTCAGGGATGGCCAAATTGATGCAGCACAAGATTTAGGAGTCAAGGATTTTGTCTGGGTTGCCGTTATCGATAAGAAGACGTGTGATGAATGTTGTTTGCCTAGAAATGGTCAAACCACAAGTGAAATTGAGCAGATGCTTTCTACCGGGGAATTGGATAAGGATGAATGCGATGCGACAAGTCCTCCTGCTCACCCTTATTGCCGTTGCGATATCGCCCCTGTGTCTTCTACAGACGAAGTCCAGGGAGCTAATTGGAAGGAGTTTGGGGATTGGTTGAATTCTTAAGTAATTTTTTTTCCTGTTAGCAAAAGCTTAGCCTTTTTAAGAACTTCTAAGTCATATGCCATACAAATAGGGTCAGGGTCTGGGCCTTTGTCAATAATGATCTTACATGTGGTATTCAATAATTTCCTCAAAGCATCGATCTCTGCAAGAAGTTCATCTCTGATCTGCAAAGGCGGAAATTTGCTCATCTCGGTATGGATGGTTATTTCCCGAATCTCTTTTTCTCTTTCAGGAGTCAGTATCATGAACAATCCTTAACACTATGTGTCTAAGTACGCATATCCTGTTAGCAAAAATGGGCTGAGGACGCAATCGCTAAGGCACTACGTGCGCTTGCGTCACGCGACAGTATCCGCATTGAAACCGCGACACGGAGATCTTTGATAACCATCTGTAATTGGGACAAATATCAGGAAGAATCCGGAGTTAATGCGACACCGATGCGACAAGAAAGCGACACCAGTGCGACACAAGACGGTCGCCAACCGGACCTTATTGGAGAAATAGAGAATAAAAGAATAAGTATCGCGTGTTCACGCTGGCCCGGTGAGTATGTATTCCCGATTTACCTCGTTGCACGCTCTACCCGTCCGACCGGTTCCAGGTGAGGCACCAGCATCAAAAAAAGAGCGGGTAGGTGAGCAAAGCGGTATCCAACTCCCTGCTCCCTGTTCATGGGGTAGCCGCCTTAAGGATACTTTAGGCCCCCAGAGAGTATTGCGTGTTCATACGCCGCTTTGCTCGATCTTATACTTAACATAACTTGTCAATGATTGTAAAAAAATCGTGCAAAAAGAAAAAGGGTTCGACTTGTGATCGAACCCTTGTGTATATCTTCGTTTACCACAACAAAAGATACGAGCGATCGTATCTCACGCGG